GCAATCTACCTTCGCTTTAAAAAATTAAGTGAAGAAGGAGTGGAGTATGAACCAAATTTTTAAAAGAATATATTTAATTTTATTCAAAGGGTTTGCTTACCTAGAAACATTTACAGGTAGGGCAAGAGTATGGGCATTAAATAAAATGCACAGCATGGATTATAAACCTCACAAAAATTATATGAAGGGAAAGAGAGTAAGAAAATGAAGTATGATGTTACAACAAACCATATGTTTACACAGCATTGGATAGTAGAAGCAAAGGATAAGAATGAAGCGGCTGAAAAAATCATGTCATCAGACATGAAGTTTGATAAGACTAGTCGTAAGTTTGTATCTAATAAATTAACTATGGGTTTGGTTACGATACCAGATGCAAAGATTATGGCTGTAGAAGAATATGAACCAGACATGACACCAAACTATGATGAGATTAAAATAGGAGGAACAGATCCAGAATGAGTGAGATAGAAATACCAACAGAACTATTAGAAAAAGATCCTATGGAACTAGCAGACAATCAGCAAGACATTGATAAGATCATTGAGTATCTCAAAGCTACTCGTGAGAATATCAGAGCGGCAGAAAAATCTGGTAAAAGAATCACAGGCAAGGCGGCGAGAACTAAAGCTAAACCTGTAACAGAAGGTAGCATACTTGATGTGCTAGTTAAAGATGTCTAAACCAGATAAAGTTCCAAAGTATGTTTATGTAGGCGATCAACCTAAACAGGTTGTCTGGGATACGTCAAGTCTTTCGTCTTTCTTGGCGTGCCCCCGTCTATATAATCTAACTAACTTACGTGGATACAAATTAAAAAGTTACGGAACAGTAACAGGATTTGGATCAGCAGTACACGATGCATACGAGATCTTAGATAGAGGTAGATTCCATAATAAAGACAAACAAGAAACGTTACGTGAAGCGATACAGTTTACACTAAAAAATTATGGAGAAGATTTATCTATGGCTGAAGATAAAGCCAGAGGTTTAGAAGCTACCCTTCGTGCTATCGTATGGAGAGTAGAAGAATACTGGGAAGATAACATAAAGATTGCGGCTATGCCTAATGGAGAGCCGTGTCTTGAGAAAAGATTTGAAGTACCTTTTGGTAAGTCTGGTAAAAGATTCTCTGGTAGGATTGATAAGATTGTAGAGTTCGAAGGTGGCTTGTATCTATGCGATACAAAAACAACTAAGGCCTCATTAAGTGAAATGTATTTTAGAAACTATCAACCGAACAACCAAGTGTATGCATACTTGTGGGCGGCGAGACACATATTAGATTTACCTGTGCGTGGTTTTATTATTGACGCAGTGCAGACAGGTGTACATTTTTGTAGATTCAATCGTGCTGTGTTCAATGTATCTAACTTATCTATTGATGAGTGGTATGCAGATACAGCTTACAGTTTAGAAGTATCTGATACGTATCACGCACATCAATATTACCCAGCTAACTTCACGTCATGCGGTAACTATGGTGGCTGTAAGTTCAGAGAAGTGTGTTCTGAATCACCCGATCACCGTGCCACAATACTACGTGAGGACTTTGAAGTTGCGTTACACGACGACCTGATCCGTGAAGGTGAAGTGATACACGCAGAAGAATTATTTAGGAGGAACAAATGAGACAATTTATAACTGACTCATGGCATGGTGTCATGAATCACAGAAGGAATCCTTTACGTCACGTACCAGATGAGAACGTAAGACATTTAATTATGCAGTTGCTTGCCTGGATGTGGTGTATCGCATTCTCTTTATACTTTTCTTCTTGGTATTTGTTTGGCATTACAGTAGTGTCACACTTTGTTTTTATCATTGCAATCTTTGTAACGGTAATGTCATTTAGATTAGTACCAGAACCAGAAGATGAATACTTAGATGATTTAGATGGTGTTGATTGGGATGAAGAAGATTAAAAAATTATTAAACAAAAACGAATTTTGGATGGGTGTATTTTCACTATCAGTTATGTGGTGGTTGTTTAATGTTGGGGTCTTATCTTCTCTTGCAATGATTATACCTTTATTTATTGCGTTGACAAGACCATGATAAAAACTTCTTGACAAAAATTTTAATTATGCTAATATTACAAAATACAGGAGACAAATATGGCAAGTATAAAAAATCATACATCAGTAGATGTAACCAAGCTACTACTCGTAGGGGATAGTGGCTCTGGCAAAACGGCTTCATTAGCCACCCTTGCAAACGCAGGATACAAGTTACGTATCTTAGATTTCGACAACGGCTTAGACATTTTACCCGAGTTCTTAAATGATACAGGTGTCAACAACGTTTCTTATGTTACGTTGAAAGATCCTATGGGTAGAGCGGAGGCGTTTCGTAAGGGGGCATCTTTAATTTCTAATTGGAAAGATGAAGATGAGGAATACGGTCCTGTTTCCAAATGGACTAACAAAGATGTGTTGGTTATCGATAGCTTGACGTTGATGGGCGAGGCTGCACTTCGTGCGGCTCTTGTTTTCAACAACAAGAAATCAACTGACCAGGCGTCGCAACCAGAATGGGGAACGGCGGCTCGTGATGTGCAACATATCATACAGTACATAACAGGATCGGAAGTGCCTTGTAACGTGGTTGTTACAACGCATATGCAATACATGGAAGGAGACATGGGCGTGTCCAAAGCGTACCCAACTAGCGTAGGTTCTAAACTATCTACAAAGCTAGGCAGATACTTCAACTGTGTATGCAGAATTGATACACGTTCTTCTAGCAAAGGAACCGAGCGTACATTACGTACTGTATCTGATCACAGAATGGATCTTAAAGTTACTGCACCAAGTCTTATTGGTCAGACAACTGAGTTAGATCTAGCTAAGTTGTTCAGTGCAATACAAACTAATGCACGCAAAAAGTTGTCAGCCGACAATGTAATTAACTTAAACAAAGGAGGTAATTAATGGCTGATATTTCAGACTTTTTATCGATGAATCCAGATGACGTACAGGAGCAGATGCCCTTACCAGAGGGTAGCTACGACTTCGTTATCACGTCTTATCGTACGGATAAAGTCGGTGAAAACCAAAACGAAATCGTGAGACTGAACGTCAAGGCGAATGCTGTCTTGGAATCAGAGATCACGGATAGTGATTTAGATCACTGTGAGCCAACCAGAATGGAGTTCTGGGCAACTTCAAGAGCGTTAGGACAGGGCAACCCTGTAATTTCTATCAAGAAATTCCTAACTAAAACACTCGGTATGAGTGGTGCTAACTTTGGCGAAATGCTAGAGCAAAGCATTGGTCAATCATTTTCTGGTGTTGTGAAACACGAAATGGTGGGCCGAAACAAAGACATACTACAAGCTTCGATTAAAAGAATAATCAACAAGGCGGCGTAGTATTATGGGTGAGTATGCAGTACACAAGAACATAGCTTCGCAGATTGTAGATGGTGCAAAGATTGCAATCGTCATGGATTATCCAACAGTCAATGAGGTTCGTTTAAATAAAATACTTGCAGGCGATTATCTACTAGGCAAGGTATGTAAACTAGCAGGGATACAGCTGGAAGAATGCATGCTCACCCACGTCTTTCAAAGACGACCAGCACAGGAAAACTTACAAAACTTTTTTCACAAGAGAAGTGAATACAAGGCTTTGTGCAAAGGAACAGAGTGGCGAACACCCTATCCGTCCTCAACGTTAGGGTTTCTAAAACAGGAGACGCAACCACATCTGGAGAGGCTGTACAGAGAAATCAATGAGGTCAAACCTAATGTTATTATAGCACTGGGTGCGATATCATTGTGGGCATTCACAGGGTATGACAAAATTGGAACTTATAGAGGGGCGCTCATCTCCTCTAACACCTCACACATCAATGATGAAATAAAAATAGTTCCATCGTATGCCCTGTCGAGTGTCTCAAAGAACTACGCATTGAGATCTATTGTCTACTCAGACTTTAAGAAAGCATTGCGTGAAGCAGATACAAAAGACATAGTAAATATAGAAAGAGAACTCTGGATCGAACCGAGTATAAACGACTTAGATAAATTTAAACAAGACTTCATTAGAAGAGATAACGCGAAACATCCTTTGGCATTCGATATAGAAACAGCTGGTGGGCAGATAACTTGTATTGGGTTTGCCCCCTCTTCGACCCATGCCATTGTCGTACCATTCACATATGGGTACTGGAAGAAAGATGATGAAACAAAAGCGTGGGATTGGGTTAAAGAATTATTAGAAGATGAACGCATTACAAAGGTAGCACAGAATCAATCTTACGATGTGTCTTGGTTAACATATAAAAAGAATATAAATGTAAAGGGTATAGTGCATGACACGATGCATGCACAACATGCTTTGCAACCAGAAATGGAAAAAGGTTTAGGCTT